CCTAGCACACCAAATGTTTCTAGTGGAAGCCTTATAAACCTTTCATCTTGTTGTCTTTCAATAGCATCAGGTTGCACCCTGTCTGATTCAAATAATTTATTTATTCCAAACTCAAGAGTTTTTATCATAGGACTGTATGCAGCAAATAAGTTTGGAGCTATATCTGCAAACTGAGGAGGTCTACCACTCTTTCCTTCTGGAATAATAGTGTACTGTATGGCATCCCTATACTTGTCGTAATCTCCATCTCTAAGGAATTGACCATACGCTTCATTAAGATTTTCTAAACCAAGGTTTATAATACTCTTGGTTGCATTACCAAAGTCTCTACCAAACAGTAAAGATGTAAAGGCTGACACCATTGCTTGCCCTAACATTTTATCAACAGACTTCATGCCTTGTTCGTCATCATCTTCAAACTGAAAGTTTGAGAAATCAAAGTCTTCATCATCATCATCTTCAGTTAAGTCTTTAATAGCTTCTGCTACAAGTGTACCCATAAATGTATATGCTATCATACGAGTTGTTACACCTGCAAGTAAAGCAGCACCCTGTCTTTTGTTGACTTGTCCGTTACCTACGGCAGCCATTATTCCTGTTCTAGCAGTTATGTATTCAAAGATTAAAAACCTAGTCATAAATCCATTAAAAGCATTAAACCCTCTTAATAACATTCCTTGATTTGGTTTTACAGTTCCTTTAAGGATACCCATAAAAGCATTATCGGTAGCTCCCATAGCTACTGATCTGTTGTCTGCTAGTGTCTTGGCATCATTCAATTCAGTAGCATACTTATTCATGTAAGCTTCGTCATTGGCTGCAATCTTATCAAAGTCTGGAGACTTACCAGTAAGTTGTTTGAATCTATTTTCAAATGCACCAAACCACATCGGTTGCATTACTAACTTATCAGGTGCAGATATCAATGAATCAGCAGTGAACTCAACACCTTTAATCCATCTTTGACCAGTCTTGTTCCATAACTGTAGTATTGTATTTTTAACTCTACCTTTAGCTCTACTTGCAGTAACGCCTGCTGCTTGATTTAAAATTCCTGTATCCACAAATTTACCAGACAATCCTGTTGAGAACACCCTGTTTGTTTGTGTACTATTAAGGTTATTCATAACCTCTTTACCTTCAGGACTTGCTAAAAGTTTTCTATTTTTTATTCCTGAGATTATACCTTTTGGGTCTATATAAATTCCTGCAAGTATGTTGCTTAAAAGTTCATATGAAGCTCTAGGAATTCCTGCAAGTATTGCTCTGTATCCTTGCTTTTGTATATAGTCTACTGCTTGATCTGCAATGGTGTTTTGAGTTAATGCATTGCTTAATAGGTTTTCTATTGATTCTATAGAAGCATCACGAATGGCATTAAACTTTCTTCTATTACTTACAGACATGTTTCCATCTTCATCGGATAGATTTTTTTCTATCTGATTAAGTGTTCTTCTAGCAGTTCTAATTGGCTCTGTTAAATTAAAGTCCATTAAAGTATACTTAGCACCTCTTTGAACAGACGCATACACATCAAAGTTTAAAGGCGATACCTTACCTGTTCTTTCAATTAAACTCTTAGCCTTTGTGGATGGCTTTAAGTATTTATTAAACATATCAGATATTTGAGATGTCTCCGTTTCAATAATATCTGCTTTAGAAACATCAGGTATAACACTCAAGTGAGTATAATTTTTAAGAGGTGTAATCTTGTTTCCTCTAATTATATTAGCAGTATAAACTGCCTTGTCAGTCATAGACTTATTTATTTCCTCTAGTGTTCTTATTGAATTTCTTTCTGCAACATTAAAGGATTCATATAGTTGGTCAATATCAAAAGGCTTTGTTCCGTTAGCCGTATATTTATCAAGTATCTCCTGAAGCATTTTAGCATCAGTCTCGGTGTAACTTGTTGTCTCTGTCTTTATTCTTTTGATAGTGGCTTTCAAAAAGTCTTCAACACTATTCACTTGATTACTATCTGGGTTACTTAAAAACTCTTGCTGAATAAGATAAGACATCTGCTTATACTTAGACATAATAACCTTATTTGGGTTACGACCAAAAGATTTAAACACTGCCTGCTCTACTTTTTCTATTTTAGCCTGCACCTCTTTTATAGCCTTAGTGTATTTAGCTGAAGCTTCAGCAGACCTTTTAAATATAGAATTAAATATATCTTTAGTTTTAAAGTCTCCAAAGACTTGGTCAATATAAAAAGTAGGGTTACGTCTTATTAATTCTAAAGTAGGAGACTTGCCTGTTCTTCCAATTTTAGATTTAAGGTTTGCATAAATCTTACTTAGTGGCAATAACTTACTTCTCTTTATTGCGTTAGTACCTACCTTAGCATCATTGATAGCATTCATTTTGCCTACCATTATTTGAGCATAGTGTGGCAGGTATCCGTTGTTTATGTTATCAATTACTTTGAATAAATTTTTCAGGTCATCCAAAGACAAGTCATTAATTGCATCAGTCTTTAAAAGTTTCTTAAACCTTTTAGCTAAGTCTCTTTCTAGCCTGCTTGGGAAAACCGATGGGTCAACTTCTTTTGTTGCCTTTACATCCTTAATAACCTCTTGTCTTTCTGCTTCAATTTCTGCTTTCTTTTCTTGTGTTTCTGCTTCAATTTCTGCTTCCGTTTTAGGTGTTGCAATCTCAGATTTAATCTGAGACTTGTATTTCTTCATCACCTCATACTCACGTTCATCTATAACCTCATTGTCAAGCATTTCTTTTATAGTTGCAGCATAGTCCACTCCATTGTCACCCATAACCTTTTCTGCATTTTTATACCTGTCTGCAAGCTCAATAGCCATAGAATACTCCTCGTCTAACTGCTGAAGAACATCCTCAGTTAGTTGTATAACTTGTTCCATTGGAGGTAGTGACAAAACACTTTCTCTCTTTCCAAATATGTTAATCAACTCCATGTATTGATCTAACACAGAGTCAGGTATTAGAGATGGTTTTACAGAGAACAGTCTCTGTAGTTGGTCTACCAATCCTTCAGCGATACCTATCTTTGTGGACACATTCTTTCTAGCCTTACCTTTCTTGGCATTCGCTATCATCATTTTATTTCCGTAATCAGCGTCATTGAATACCTTTGTCATATACTCCACAAACCTTTCTACAGTGATTGGGTTGTTAAAGTCATCAGGTACTTTGTTTATTACAGACACCATCTTACTTGGCGTAATCTTTCCTTCCTTTGTAAGCTCTCTTAGTGAGGCAACAATATCTTTCTTGACATCCTTGGCTCTTTTTTTCTGGTCGTTAAGAGCCTTAAATATTTTTCGTTGTTCGTCTGGAGTTATATTTAAAACATTCTTAATCTCTGTGATTGCCTTCTTTATAGATGACGTTCTCTTTCTTGTTGGTTTCTTACTAGGCTTTTTCTTTCCACTAGGCTTCTGCTTACGAATAGAAGGTGCGTCTGGGTTAAAAGTTTTATTAGTTCCATCGGCTAACTTAGATTGATTAGATTCAAAAGTAACATAAGAGTCTGTAAATTTTTGTTCACCTGTAAACAAATCAAAATCAGAATGAGTTTTAGAAGAGTTTACTGTAGATACAAACCCCCCTGCATCTAACAACTCCTTGATTCTATTGTTATCCTGAGAGGTTAACTCTGTGCCTTCATTATTTTCAATAACATACACATTACCTTGATTAGAACTGAATGTTATAAAAGGTCTAGATTCACTTTCACTTTGTAAAACTACATCCCCAACAAACACATTACCATTATTTCTTACATAAATTTTTGAAGATTGTTCGTCAATTATATAACTCATTTTAGAGTCTTGAGAATCAAAAGCATTTTCATAGACCAACCCATCATACCCCTCGTTTTCTAACACACTTATTAAAGCATCACTTTGTTTGGTGACTAAAGTATTGGAATCATAATATTCATCTTCTGTTAGGTTTTCTTCTATATCATAAAATAAATTTTCTAAAGTTTCAAATTGTTCATCATTTATGATGTCATTCTTTATCAATTGTTGTATTAAAATAGGTGGGTCAAACCTATGGCTATCTTCAACACGAAGAGGATTTCTTATATTTAAAAAAACATTTATTTCTCTTTCAAATTGTTCACCTTTGGCTATAGATAAATCCTCCTTTATAGATGGTTCTCCAAAATGAAAACCTGTTTCTTTGTACTTAAATACATCAAAATAATTATTTGTAAAATGTGATACTGGTAATGGTTCTCCATTCTCATCGACAACCTTGCTTGAGTTTTCAGGGTCAGTCTCCCAATTACCAAACCAATTCTTAAATGCAGGTGTCCGAACTAATTTATATTGTTCAGGAGTTAAATTGCTTGGATTTCCATTTGGAGCTAAATCAATTTGCTTACGAGACTGAGGTGCGTCTTTTATTACTTTTTCTTGTTTGGTTCTAGGGTTAAACATTATTGGAAACCCTTCAGGATTTTTACCAAATGAAAGGTAATACCCTGTAGGAGTACCTCTTCGTCTTCCTTCTGTAATATATCTTGTTTCTACCCTAAGACCAAAACGTCTAGCAGCTCTTTGTAGTTCTCCAAGTGGCGTAGTTCTATATGGAATGTATCCATTCTTTTTCATATAAAATGTATCAGCCATCTTGTTAAGACGCTTCATATCAATCTGCTTACGTGATTGTGGAGCATCAGAAATATCTGCAGGAATTATAGATGTTTTCTGCTTACGAGACTGAGGTGCGTCTTTTTTTATTTCAGCTTTTACAGTAGCCACTTTAGGTCCTGATCCTGCACTACTTGATACGTTAGACGACTTAAAGTCTTTAGTATTTTCTCTTGTAGAAACTACTGCTCCTGACTTGTTAAATTTTGTATAAGAATCGGTAACCTCAGTGCTTTGATAAAAATTTGTAGGTTGAACAATAGTTTTTATTTTGGCTTTTACAGTCCATGCAAAAGATGGGTGATAATCAGCGTCTCCCTTTTTTGGTCTTGAAGGAGTTTCAAAAGTAGTATTATCAAATTCAACAAGACCTATAATATCAAATTTTTGACTTCCTAAATTCATAGGGTCTTCTAATAACTCAGCAAATTGAATTTTATTTTTAACACCTAAAGCAGCTTGAACTTTTTTGTTTGAAGCTATTTTATCGTTTAATATTTTTCTTAAATCTGGTGAATAATTATTATCAATATCTAAAAGCTCTACTAATCTTTTAGGATTTTCTATAAAATCATTTAAGTTGTTTGTGTTTTTTAATTTAGGAAGGTTACTTCCTTCTTTTGATTGTGCTTTTTTATATTTTTTATTAAATATATTTAATGCATTTTGACCATTCTTACTTTTTAAACCATCATTAAAACTTTCAATCAACTCTTGATTAGTTAGTATATTATTATCTAATAATTTTTCAGTTAACTGCTCAAATATATTTTGTTGAAACTGCCAAGAACCTTCTTTAGTTCCTACGTGTGGAGCAAATAAATTTGCATTTCCATCTATAGCATTTTTAATAAATCCTTCAGCTTGACCTTGAGTGTTAAAAGCAGCAACATTAGAAACTTCTCCTAATTTAGTTCCTGTTTTTTCCATCATATCAGCAACATAATTTTTACCTCCATACAAGTCAAGTACAATACCAGCACCAATATTAGTTGGTCCAGCATTTGTAAAGTCATACATATTAGTTACAAAATTTTGCCCTCTATAATCTTGCAAGTCTTTTTGAATTATATTTTTTGCATAATCTCTAGTGTCATCTTTTATGTTTGGAGCTTTTTGTTTTCTGTCTTTAAAAGTAAAAGTAAAAGTACCTACTTGACCAGAACCTCCTTGCTCTTCAACTTCGAGAATTTCAACATCCTGCTCTGTAATTTCTTGTCCTGCTTTTACCTTTGCAGAAACTACATTTAGCAAGTCAATAACCTCAGCATCAGTAAACTTCTTAACTCCTAGTATCTTAGCTAGTTTGTTAACCCATCTCTGTACTAAGTTCTGAGTAGGTGCATCCATTTTTGGCAACTCTGATGCTAGTAATCCAAACAACTCGGCAATACTCTCCTCACTCTCAAGTGCAGACTCATATTTATCAGAATGTTTCTTTAGTTTCTCTAGTAACTCTGGCGATGCAGTTTTTTTAACTGCCTTAAACATCCTGTCAGTGATGGCTTTAGCCTGCTTATTAGTGATTCCATTTCTTAGTAACAACGCATGGAACACCTCGTGTGCAACAGTGTTATCCTGTACCTTTGTTGCGTTTATGTGGATAGTCTTTGTTCTAGGATTATACTCCCCATTTGAAGACTTCTTTATCGTCTCTTCTCCTGTAGCTTTACGATAAGATGAGTCATCACTATGCAAAACTATTTTAATGTCCTTATCGAGCTTCTCTAAAGCTCTCCTAGCATTATCTATTTGCTTCTCTACTTTAGTAATTTTCTTTTCTACTTTAGTGACTTGCTTTCTAGGTTTCTGAGTAATCTTTTCTAAAGCCTTCTTAGCCTTTCTAATCTCTGATTTTTTTTGTTTTAAATCTTCTCTATAAGATTCAATGACACCATCCCTTTCATCTTTTAAATCCTCTTGTTCAGCTACCTTTTCTTCTATCGCTTCAATCTTTTGTTCCTTTGATAGCTTTTTATCTTTTCTTATTTTAGCCTTCTCTTCCTTAATTCTAGCAACCTCTTCTTTGTAGTTATCTTGTTCAATGGTTATCTCCTCTAAAATGGTTTCAGCACTCATCTGATCATTCTCAATCTCATTCTCAAGCCTTGATATTTCTGGGTCAGTCTGAGGCGTGGCAGGAGTTTTTAATTTGAATCGTTTCGTGACATCTTTAACAAAGTCATTAAATTGATTATCAGTCATAGCAATCAAGTCTTCTACCTTCACTGATATTCCTCCCATTATAACTTCTCCGTTGTCTTCTCTAAAGTTTGGACTAAGTTCTACAACTTGATTTACTCTTTCATTTCCTTCAGGTGTCACCTCAACTTGTTCTTCTACTTTTACTTCTGCTTTAGGAGTAGGAGCAGGAGCAGGAGCAGGAGCAGGAGTAGGAGCAGGAGCAGGAGTAACTATCATATCAACCCCTACCTTTGTTCCATCACCAAAGGTTTCTGCATACGCAGGAGCATTTGCAATGATATCTTTAGCCATTGTTTTTGTACCTACCTCAATTATTTGTCCTGTAACTTTATTGACAACCCACCATTTATCACTTGTCTTATTTCCTTCTTCATCAAATAAAGCCTGTTCTTGTCCTTTACGATTATCTAGTATTTCAAAATCTTTAGACCATGTTTTTTTATTGGTCTTGTTCATTTCGTAAACCACTTCATCATCAACCTCTACCTCAGCTTCAGGCGTTACATCCAAGCCTGCTGCTTTACGCTGCCTGTCAGACATTCTAGATTCTAACTTAGGATTTATTACAGTCTTAATATCTACCTCTTCAGTGCTTTTAACATCTCCTTTTGTACTAACACTAACATATTCTTCGTTTGTGAGTGTGTTATCTTTTGAAATTGTTTCCCTAAAAAAAACAGCACCTTCTTCATCTGAAATTTGCACCTTCCTGCTACCATCAAGTTGAGTGGTTACTGTAGCAATGTTTGTTTCCCCATTACCATCTTCATAGGTAATATTTTGTTGCGATACAGGTACTTGAGAGTCGTTATATCTTTCTTCTTTTACCTCTGTCTCTTCTTTAGAAGTAACCTCTACCTCTGTATCCGTTTCTGTTTGCTGGTCTTTATTAAACAACTCAACTGCTCGTTCTAAATTTTGTTGCTCAGTTATTTCAAACTCCTCATCACCCTTTGCCTCAGACTCTTCTACTAACTCTTTACTAGCCTGCTCTATATATTTTAATTGCTCACTCTGTTCAAGTTCTCTAAAGGCATCTACCTCAGTGTTAACCTCAGCTTCTAGCTGATTTTCTTGTAAATCTTTTATTTTAGATTTAAGTATACTAGCCTTTTCCTTAGCAACCTCAGTCTTGTTTCCTTCTAATTTACTAAGCTCTAGTTGTAGCTTTGTTATTTCAGCTAAAGTCTCAGGGTTAATATCAGGATTAGCCTCTAGTATTAATCTCTCAGTATTTAATTGTAATATTCTATCAGAAAGTTTTTCTGCTCTACCTTCGTAATCGTTGTCAATCTTTATTTTTGTAGACTGTAGTTGGTCTAAAGTCATGGTCTCTATAAGGTTGTCTATAGTCTCTACGTCTACCTTCTTTCCGTTTACCCTATACTTTGGCTTCGAAAACCTTGCAGATATAACATCCTTTACCCCACCTGGTGCTTCAGCAATACCCTCTAATGCAATCTCAGAGATATCCATCTCTTGACCAATCACACCTCTAGCAGTAGCTTCACCTAAAGACCCACCTACAGATTCAATTCCTGACGCAGCTAAAACAGATTTAATTTTTGTGCCTTTAGTTGCACCTTTACCAGCTTTACTAAGAATTTTACCTGCAACCTTACCACCTAACCTACCTGTAAACGCATCAATTACACCAATGGTTAGACCTCTAGCTAATGCTCTGTTTCGTAGACTCGTATATATTTTATCATCATTTAATGCCTCTCTAATTTTTTCAGGAGTAAGCTCTCCCTCAATCTCCTCTTGTAGTAACTCAGAGAATGTAGCACCCATTTCAAGAACTGATCCTGCTGCTGCAAATGCGTATGGAAGCGTTGCTGCTGCACCTGCTATTGCTCCTGGTACTGCTCCAACACCACCTGCTAAAGCACCTGAACCTGCTCCTACTGCTGCACCTGAACCTATTACTGAACCTGCAGCTACTAAGGAATCTTTATTAGTTCCCATAGATGTTATAGAACTAATTATAACTTCAGGAATAACTTGTAATCCTGACTTAGCTAACCCCATAACAACCCCCATAAAACCTTTTCCATTTTCTTCGTAGGTCTTTTGGTAAGCCATCATCTCATCAGATGGACCTAGTTTCTGTGCCTCTTTATTGGCTTCAATAAAACTGTATATATCTTCATCGGTAGCGTTTGCACCTCGTAGTAATATGTCTGATGCATCTTCAGCAACCTGACCTTGATAGTAACCTGTAGCAACACTACGAGCCATGTCATCTACAAAGTCTCCTAGTCCTATTCTTGTTACTGCATCAAAGCCTCTTAGTATGTCACCAAAAGTTCCTTCAAAAAAGTCCTGTTCAGTCTGTGGTTGTATAGCCGAAGAAATGTTTTCCGTAACCAATTCCCCATTTTGATCTTGAGCAATAAAACCTGATTCGTCTTTTTTTTTTTGAGAAAATGCAGCTTCAAATTCTTGTAAATCGGCAAAAGCACCTGGCTTTATTATAGAAAACAAAGTAGCATTATCAACTTGGTTTGCAAAATCTTGAAACTCTTCAAAAGATGAAAAAGCTCCATCAACAGTTAATCCAAATAAATCTTCAATTTCAAACATACTTATTCTTCTGTATTAAATATTTTTGTGGCTTCAGTTATATCTACATTTTCTTGAGCCATAATTTCGGCAATAGTTCTTTTTCTTTTATTGGATGAAGGTTTGCCCTTATTTTTTTTAAATTTCTGTATTTCTAATGTTTTCATAAACGCTTTAAGTTTACGTTTTTCCTTTTCTCCTTCAACATTACTAATACCCATAAAATCACCTTCTATTGTGACAGACCCCTCATAACCTGCAACATCAATAATAAACTTATCATTGTCTATTGGTGTAATAGTTAATTCAAAGTCAGGGAAAGCTTCTTGAATTTTAGCTCTTAATCCTTTTTCTCCTTCATCTTCGCCATAAAAATCTAAATCTTTTACGGCTAAATTTAATTTTTTATCTAATGCCTCCATGTCTAAACCTTCCTCTACAACATCATCTATACCTGTTTTTGAAATATATTCTAAGTCTAAATCTGAAAATTCAGCATCTTTCTTCCAATTACCTCTGTCTAGTATAGTCCTTATATTTTTTTGACCTGTTAATAATGGACTTGCAGATTCAATAAACTGCTCTTGAGTTTTACGAACTTTAATAGTTTTAGGGTTGCTATCACTCACAGGCTTATTTGCGTCAAAATCAGGATTAGTTTTATCAGCATAAAAACTAATTGTTTTTGTTTCAAGTTTTCCACTAGTCGGACTTACATATTGTACTGTTACACCATCTTTAGTTCTTTTAACCTCTCTTGTAGCAGGGTTTAAAGTGCTAAAATAATCAGTCAATGTTTGCATATCAGTCTCACCTCCAAACCATAATTTACCAACATTAGAGATAATTTTGTCTTGTTGTTGTCTCTCTTCTCTAGCATTTTTATCTGATTGACTTTCTGGTGTAGGTTCTTTTTGAGTTTCCTTACGACCTAGTTGTTTGTCTATGTGTCTTCTTAAAAACTCTTCAGCTTTAGCTTTTTGTTTTTTACCCATTTCACTTGTAACATCCATAATCATTTTACCTGATCCTGGTTGTGAAGGGTCTTCTATCATAAGTATAGAGTTTTCGTCTTGGTCTTTTTTATTAAAAACAGTATTATAACCACCAACATAATCTTTAAGAATACTAGCAACCCCATTTGGAATTTGTACTTGACTCTGAACCATATCATTTACCATAATATCAAAATCTTTCATCTGCCTAACATCATCGATAGTTCGGTATAATCCATCTGTTGTTAAATAGGTGTCTGCAAATTTAGCAACCTCAGCGTCTAAATCATCTAATTGATACTTTAGTATTTCTTGAGATAAAGAAAAGTTTAACTGTTGCACTGTAGTAAAATTACCAGGAGTTCTATCCATAGTAACAACCTTTTTTCCATCAACATCTTTCTCTACTAATTTACCAATACTTACCTGACCATTTGTAGGGTTAATATAAGCCTCATGATTAGAAAAATTTGCGAATCCTTCAAGCCTAGCTAACATATCAGCATCTAGTTGAGACGTAGTTCCATTTTGAAACTTCTTCATTCTATCAGAGTATATGGCTTGGTATTTTTTTCCTAAATTAAAAAGTTGTGTAGTTCCTTGGGTAAGATTAGCACGACCAATGTTATAGTCTTTTAATTTTAACTGACCTGATTTTAATAGTTGGTCTTGCATTAAACGCATCTGTTGTGCGTTGTTTGCATATGTCATAGCGAACTCATTTAACCCTCTGTGGTCTCCTTGTGGAGCTTCTGAAAGGGTTGCACCTAATTCTGCAGTAGCATCATTAATAGCCTGTCTTTTAGACTCTCTAATAGCCTCAGCCTCTTTGAGAGAGTTTACCATATTAGAGGTAATCTCTGCCCAATTTACTTGATTGCTAGCATCCCTTTCTGCGTATTTATAATATGTTGCCATTTAAGTTATTGTTTTTTTCTAATAAAATCCATACATGCCATTCATTGGATCACCACTTTTTTTTCTTTTAACTTCTTCAATGATAACTTCGTCTTCTATAGGACCACCATAATTCATTTGACCACCATAGAGTATATTATTCAAATATGATTGTTGTTCTACACTACCTCTGTTTATATAAGACTGAGGGTTGGCTAAGAATTGTTTTTCATCAAAAGAACTAAGTCCTTGCTTTCCTCCAAGTTTAGCAAACCTATTCATATCAAATCCTGAATTAGTCTTCTGTAATTCCGTAAGCATAAATTTATTTTGCACTGCTTGTTTATCAACTCCTGTGCCTATTCCTAAAAATCCTTTTCCTGAATCCTGCCTAGCTTGTCTAACTGCTTGTCTTTGACCTTTATTAAAATCTCTAACACCTGCACTTTTTGAAAACAATGGTGCTGCTGCCATAAGTTCAGCACCAAAAGACGCTAATTGTTGAAACCCTTGTGTCTGTGCTGCAGTAGCAGCCTGACTAGCATCTGATGCTGCCATCTGTGCTCCTGCAACCTCACCTAAATCTAACTGAACACCAACGTCACGAAGCCTTGAATCTTCTGCTGCTGCTGCTCTATCTAATGCAGTCAACTCTTGACCCATTGCAGTACGAATTCCTTGTTGACCTTTTTGTTGTGCTAGTTGTATTCGACCAACACCTGCTGCTGCACCACGTTCAGACTCTCTTGCTGCCTCAACACCCTGTGCTCCTGCAACTAGTAAAGCCTCACGTTCAAGTTCGTAAGGTTCTTTCTGTATGCCTAATGCGTCTATATAATTTACCTCAAGTTTTTTCCTAGCTGCTGCCATTGCTTTTTCGGCTTCACGCTTGGCTTTTTCTTCGGCTTTACGTTGTTGACCTGCCTGAAGAAAAGATGCACCCATTCCCCCTGCACTTAATGCTAAACTACCTATTAATAAACCTGTTGCTATTCCTGCCATAACTTTTCTTTTTTATTGTATTCTTCCATGGTTATTGAAAAAAAATTATTTTCTATGTCTTCCATGTTTTTAGTATTTGTTGGATTAGCTATTATATTTATCCAAACACAATCCTCCACACATTTAATTAGCCTTTTAGTTCCCTTTAAAGAGTAAGACCAACAGGGAGCTATATGTTCTACAGTTTCGTTGTCAGCCTGCAATATAACTTTCCCAGACAATAAAAACCAAAAATGATTGGTATGGTGTATGGCACTTATGACTACACTACCTGCCTTCATTTTCATCTGACGCATATATAATCCATCAGAAAAATTGTTTGTTATTGGAAAATGTTCATTGTTAACTAAATTTTTACCATCTCCAAATGTTTGTTCATTATCACTTTCTATAAGTATGTTTTGTAATACCTCTAGTTTTTTTATAAAATTAACTGATAATTCGCTATTCATTTAATATAATATACTTTTACTTCAAAGATACTAATTTTATGGAAATGATTTCATAACCTCTGATCCAACTGCAAATAACTCTACTGCACCTGTATCATTATTGGTTAAAGTAAATACTGCATAGTGACCTAATATACCATGAGACTCTGCAGTACCATTCTTTATGAAAAAATAATAGCTTGGACTAGTAGGTGGTAAATTACCTATTGGAGTTCCAGCAGAATCTGTGATGGTGGTATCAACTATCAAATAATTTTCTCCACTTTGAAGATTAACAACCTTATCTTTTACTTCTCCAATTAAAGTAACTTGATTTGTAAAGCCACTTTTGATGTATAAATAATCACCAATACTTAATATTGTTCCAATGTTTACATATGGGTCTGTGCTAAAATTAATGATTACATTATTTGGAGATAAGGTATTTACTGTTGTGTTGTTCCCAATACCATTGGCAGACCTTAAAGGATATTGAGCTGCACTTGCAGGCTCTGAATTTTGTGCTCTAAGATATCCGAAATAGTTTCCTTCTTTAAGTTTAAACTCGTCTTCATTAATAAAGTTCCCAATCTGCTGATCACTATCTGCAGTTGCACTCCACGATGCATCAGACTCTAACTCTAAAGTTTTAAATAATTTATTCTCTAAAGGTAAATCATTAAACACCGATGTTAGTATGGAAGAAAAATCTTCTCCATAATAATTATTTCTAGTTTCATTTGTGTTATGTCTATAAATATTACCTCCCTTAAAAGTGTATAGGTAATTATTCATACCTTGAATCCAATCAGGATAGTAGGTATAAAAAGAAGGAAATCCTTTTACTCCATCATCATATGTTAAGGTATATTTTGATTCTAATGTTGGTATTGGTACAGGTCCAGCCATAATTTAAAGGTTTTGACAGTTATTAGATGCATCACATGCTAAAATATCAGTAACAAGATTGCTTTGTATTTCCATTACCCTCCAACCATTAGCAGGAGCACTAGTAGACGAAGTTTCAAAATAATAGGCATACCATCCATCAACTAATCCTCCTACAATTTCATCACCTAATGTTAAGCTATAGTAGTCATTACCACTAACTGTAGATTTCTGTATAACTATATTATAATTATTAGTACAAAAAGTACTACAAGGTATAGCTACTCCTGATAGGTATAATTGACTTGTTGGAGGACAAACAGGTCCAGGTTGCTGAATTTGTAAGTTACTTCCAGAATTTTCACGATAAATATTTGAACCTATTTCTTTGTAAAAACCATCAGCCATAGGAGTGGTTAAAGAATTAGTTTGAAATATTTGTGAAGCAGTTAGAAATGTATCACCTAAAGCCATATAAGCAGTAACCTGTACACTTGATACACAAAATAAATCCAAAGCAGATGTTACATTATACTCAAGTGTTATAGGATTCTCAATGCAATTAGGACAAACTTGTTGAGGTAGAAGAACACAATTAACTTGTTCCCTAGAAATAGTTCCATCAGAATAAAATCCATCTGGAGCACATACAGTTAAATCAATATCTGTAAATACTGCAGTGGATAATCCTAATGTAGGTCCGTTTAAATAATAATTTCCTGTTACTGCCATATTAATTTTTTATTCCAAAATTTAATAATGTGAATATAAATTTCTTTTTTCCAAAATCAACGTTAAATTTAATAAAAGTTACTTTACCAATTCTAAGGATAAAATCTAATTTATCATTTTGTTTTGCGTTTGATTTCCAACTGTTAGTGTATTTCATAGTTATTTAATTTAAAAACAAGTGCATGTAACGCTAATTACTGTAGCACCATCATTAGTAATAAGTTGTGATATACAAGCATTCCAAACCTCAGTAGGAATAAGTGTCTGAGAAACAGGTGTTCCAACACAATCAACATACTCAAGTGTTAAATTACTTCCAGTATTATTTTCCCATGTATATGAGTTACAAACACAAACTTGATTTGAAGTTAATGCAATTATATCATCAGTAGCAATGTTTACAGTAGTTCCTGTTATTGTCCACTTACAACCATCCCCACTTAGTAATTCTACTTTATCTCCAACTGAAACTGCAATAGAAGATGTCACTGTTCTAACTTCATTAGTAACACATTCTTGAATTGAATAGTTTGAAGGAACAGGGTTGCAATCACAAGTCACAAATTCTATATCTATTCCTGTTTTAGGAGTAATTGACGATGCACAAATAGTTTCAACTACTGGACTATTAACATCTATTTTTACTAATAATCCATTACAATCTATATAATTAACAGATATACTACCTCCTATGGTGTTTGTAAGTGTATATTCATTACAAACGTCACTGCAATCTTCACCTGGATAAGTGTTTATTATGTTAGTATTAACAGTTCCAAACTCAGTAAATGATATTACTTTAAATTTACAATCAGGCTCGTTGTCAATTTGAACTATATCACTTACAGTGTAACTTGAATTATTTGCGATATATGTGGTAGGACTTGTAATACCTGGTGTTTCACATCTTTCTACAATTACCTTAGAAGGTTCACTACTAGGGCATTCACAACTTGTCCAAACTAAATCAAAATCAGGTTGTGGTGCTGCATCTTTAGCACATATATTTTTAAAATTTCCTACTTTAATATCTTCATTTATAACTACACCATTACAATTAGTATATATAAAATCAACTGTTGAAGCATTATTAGTTACTGTATAAAAATTACATACTTCACTACAATCTGCAGCAGTGCTTAATCCTGTAGAAGTAGCGTCTGCAGGACCAGCATTTGTTTCAGAAACAACAACATACGTACAGTCTGCATCTTCATTTATAGTAATTAAATCACCGATATTAAACAGACCACTATTTACTATAGTAACTTGATTAAAACCATTTGTACTCCAATCTATTACACATCTTTCAGCTATTAAGAATGGTGCAATAGGATCACACTCACAATCTTCAAGAGTAATAATAATTCCTGGTGTTGCAGAAATCTCTTGAGCACAAATAACCAAATCATCATTTGCTAGAACTGTAGCCGTTACTGAATCTCCATTACAATCTATGTAGTCAACATCTGTATCAACTCCATTAGTTTCTTCTAGTTGATATTCTTGACAAATATCTTCACATGTCGTACCTGAAGGTAATATAGCAGTAACAGTTGCAGTCGCTGCCGTTGGTGTTACTGCTCCAATTTCATAAGTACATGCATTAATAGTAACTAATTCCCCTGTAGTATATACGCCTTGAACTGTTTCAGTTTGCACAACCCCATCAGCTCTACATTGTGTAGCTATAAAAGTATCAGGTTCTGAACAACCACAACACGAATCCAAAGAATCTACAGTTGAGTAACATAACTCTGCAAAAACAGGAGACCTGTAATCATATATTAAATACAAGTAATCACCAGACGTTCCTGCAGGCATTATAAAGTCTCCCAAGTATGTACTTGGTGCTCCTGAAGAATTTACTGGTAATTGAGTAGAAGCGTTTAACAATGTTTGTATTGATGCAGGTGTATTTGAATATAACGTTGCTGACCTTAAATATTTAAAATTCATAGGTGGTGTTACAAAAACAAAATCATCTGTCGGTGGTATCTTATTCGAAATAATCGAAACAATTGCTCCATCAGCAGGAACAACTCCTGCACCTTGAACACCTGCAACTGTACTATATTGTGATACATTAGGTGAGTTTGGAGATGACAAAAATTCAATTTGTTCTTGGTGTAATGGAGAAATAAATGGTCCATCAACCCATCGATATTGATTATGAATAAATTGACCTGCATCTGAGTTATTAGTAACACAGACTTGTACAATACTTAATGCTTTGGCATCTACACAACTAACTGTATAATCTATAACTGCTGACGCAGTTCCATCAAAAGTAAGGTTTAGAGTATCTGTTAAAACTAAATTTTTAATTACTGTGATTGTGTTTAGTCCATTAACTAAATTTACTACTTGAAGTGTTGTTCCATATTCAGCTTGTGCTTGAAGAGAACCACTAGTTAAATCAGAAACATTAAGTGTTATAGTTACTTCACCCACTAAATCTCCTACATTAAAACAATAATTAATAGTTGTTCCGTTAAAATTTAATAGTTGATTAATCCCACATTCAACACAAGGCACATCAATTGGAAGCAACTCATCATTAATAGAAAAAACATACTCATCCATATAAGGGTCGTACCCTCCTAGTTTTTGATTATTAGGAGATGATATAAATTTATCTCTAAACCATGAACGCATTCCTGCATCGGATATAACTGTAAGTTGTTCATTAGAATATGCACTACCTTTTAGTTGAATTAATGCTCCACGTTTTTGGTCAGAAAAATATTTATCAAATCCATATTGTGCAAAACTTTCAGGGTTAAAGCTTATCCCATACTCCTCTAGTCTAGCTATTTGAGTTCCAAGAACTTCTGGAACAGATGTAATAGCTCCTCCTGGAACTGAATCAGATAATAAATTTTTACCTGCTAGTACATATGATATTTTATCTTCTTGTAATGTAAGTATGTCAGTAGCTCTAGCGAATAGTTTTTCAATAGGACCGAATGATTCTTCTGTTCTTTTAAAATTTAAAAGTCCAAGGTTAAACTCATTAAGTTTATTTACGTTACTTTCATCATTGTATATACCACTATAAGTAATGTCTGCAAACCTATCAGCTTCTCTATAATCTTCTGCAGATGTAGTTGTTACTCTATTACCTAATAATAATGGTTTTCCCACTATTGAATCTCTAATCTTGTAACTTTCTACACCATTACCAAAAGAAAAACAATTAAAAAATGATGTGTCAATAATTGCAGGATTAGTTGCGTCTTGATCTTGAACATTTCCAAGATGCACATCTTGATATGGAGTGTTAGTAATTGTTACATCTGCAGGGTCATCAGGTGGAGTAGATGGTGATATTATAGCAGACCCACAATCTGTCCATGATGCTGCCGAATCTCCTGGCTGAAGAACAAGTTGAGATTGAATACCATCTAAAGTGTATACAAATGCAATTGGGTTAGATTCACTAGAACCTACTTGAAACACAGTTTTACAACCTCCAGTGGCAATGTCAAATGTTTGAGCACCTTCATACCAAACATCTGGTAGTGCATCAGTAGGCTCTGTTTCAAATACAAGTGTAGATTCAGCTCTAAATATTTGCCATGTTGCAGTAGCTCTAGACCTTCTTTTCTTAGTTGATCCACAAGCTCTAGTACCTGACATTATAAAACGTATCTCTTGAGTATTAGGGTGTTGAAACCATCTATAATAATTTGTTCCCAACGCAGGCGTAATTCCATATCTATTAAATGGATTTGAAGATGTTGCCGTAGTTGGTATGTACACATTCTCTACATCTCCACCAGTACCACCAACTTCTTGCGTTCCTGTATTTAAAACTGATTGAATATTATCTCCATTAAACCACTCAATAATATCATCATAATCAGTAGATGCAATTAAACTAACATCTAAATTATATTTTCTACGTTCACATGCATTATTACCTTTTTGAGGTCCTCTTCTTTCGAATTCAAATGTCATTTGTATTCTACTACCTGCAGGAATAGTAAGGTTCTGATAATTACCTGCATCATCAGGCTCTGCAAATCCTTTATAGGCAAGTACAGGATAGTTATCATTTCCTCTTACTGTTATAGACTGCTTACCTGGTAATATAAAAGGGTCAGGTCCTGTAGCTGTAGAAAAATCTTGAGCTTTTATTTTCATATAAGTCCCTGAAGGAATATTTATTTCTTTTCCATTTTCATCAGTTGGTAAAGGGTCAAGAAAATCTCTTTCTTGTGCTTGCTTATCTAAAATTGTAGCATAAGCACATCTTAACAAAGAACCAGTTGTGTCAGCTTTAACAATTAACCTGTCTCCTGTTTCTACTTTTCTTTGGTTTTCCCCTTCTAATAAAAAGTACGTGTCATTGGTAGCAGGGTCTGTAAAAAATATATTGGTATAAACTGTTTCGTAAGTTTCTGCATTAGGTTTTATTGCAAATCTATATTTAGTTGCCCAATACGGAGGTTTCTGTTGAGGTGGTATTGAAACCCTTATAAAATTTTTAAGGTCAGCAAAGCTACAAGGAACGTGTTCAGTATTTAATGGACTAACTAAAGCAGTTGAAGCTCTATTAAAATCATCCATATAAACTATACCTATTTCGTAATCTCTATTACTATGAAGACTTTTGGTATTACTAAGTTCTTGATAAGTAACTTCTGCATTACTCCATTTAAAATATTCATAGGCACTTTGAGTTGGAGTTGTAGTATTGTCTACTCTTCTCATAGCAATTAATCCTATAGAAATTTCATTAGGAGAACTAGGAGAAGCAATAATTTGTAAAGGTTGATTTACTGCTGAAATACCACTTTCATATTTAGTCCAAGAAGTTGGAGAGCCACCATCTAATATATTAGGGATAACACAGTTAATATTGTCAGTAAATGTAACCCCATCACAAGAAGTTTCAACTAGTGGGTCAATATTAAAAATAGGTTTTATATTGCTAGCTATACCTATCTTTTCTTGAAAATCTAAACTACTAGCTAATTCGTATGCATTATTAAAATCTTGAGGCAACACATAACTGAATTGAACTTCTAATGAACCACTTGTTTCAGTTGGAGTATTTCCACTAAAAGCACTATGTTCAATAGTTGCGTCAATACTTAAAAGACCACCTGCTTTTAAATCTACATCTAATTCAATTAGTAACATTGAATCTGAAATAACTACCGAACCATCAATACTGTATGTAATAGGAATAAAATTATCCTCTATTTCAGTAAGACCTATATTCTCGCTTATTAATTCAGTAACATACTCAAATCGTACAGGGGAATTGTTTTTATCAACTAAATTATAATTCTCTATATAGTTACCATACATTAGTCTGTTACCCATAATTGTTTGAGCTTTAGCTAATAAAGGAACATTGTCATATAATCTAAGCAGTTCTGAGTCTGGGAGTATGGTAAATATTTTACTATTTCTAAAATTAAAAGTATATTCGGTATTATCTGCTAAACCTAATTCAGATTTTTTTAATTTTTCAATTACTTTTATAAAAGTACCATCACTGTCTTTAAAAAGTAAATCAATTGCAGTAACTAAAGGTCCTCCTGAATTATATGTTATAACGGCAGTATTAAACCTATTAATAGCACCTTCATTTAAAAAAGATTCTGCACTAAAATCAAAAGCTTTAGGCTGAAAAGCTGCATCTGTAAATTGTGAAACGGCAGAATATTCATCATCTTGGTATTCATATCTGTAAGCAAAAGATATAAACCTTTCTTCTAAAAAATTTTCTTGTCCACCACTAGTAACTGTTAACTCTATTTCTGGAGCTTTAGCAGGTGGTTTTTTGATAACTAACAAAGACTCTCTTAAAAGGCTTGCATTACCTCCACCATCAACCAAAGGACTTCCTAAAGGGTCTGGGTAACTTCTTAGTATATTAATAAACCTTGGAGGATTGTAATCATCAGTCCAAAATAATAATCCATCAATAACATTAATTCCAGTTATTAAATGTTTATCATCAAAGTTTAATACTGTTTGTGATGATGTACCTCCATCCGAAACACTTATTACTAAATAGGATAAAATGCTTGTTACTACATTAAACGAGACAATTAAGTCTAACTTTCCTGAAGGACTTGTAGAACCAAACGCAGGGTCAGTTACAAACCAATACAAAGTATCATTAGCACCATCGTCTACAGCACCAATACACTTTGCTTGGTTACTTAAAAGAACTCCTTCGTATGATAAGTTCGTAAGCTTAGTATTTCCTTTAGAATTTTCTACTGCTCCAATCTCGGTTGATTCAGATGATCCTAACCTAACATTTACTGCGTCAATATATTGTCCGTTTGGAACGAGTCTTTCGTCAACGGACTTATTCATTTTACCTGCTACAAAGTTTCTTGAAAGTTTAGCCATATTATTTTATCCACTTGTCTCTACCTCTCAGATTCATTAATAATCTTCCTGGGTGTATATTGCTTAATCTTATTTTTGCGTTCCTTAGAAGTGCTGATTTAGATTTTCTTGCTCTATTAACTATGTACTCCTGAACTCCTAATTTACTACCTAATATTTGATAGCTAATATATGCATAAACATATTCTTCAAATAATTTATTTACAGTTATCTGAGTATCATCACCACCTTCCATACCATCAGAAACATATTCTAAAATACAACTTTCATTAGCCATTGTAGAATCAAAGTTAATTACTCCTGATTTTTTATCAATTCTAAAAGTAGGATTAGCATTTGCAGTTTCTGTGTTAAGACCAAACCTAGCACCAACTGCAAAGTCAAAGTACCAACATCCTTCATATTCATATCCTAAAAATCCATTATATGGACTTAAACTATTTAAATAAATACTTGGTTGTTGACCTGTAATTCTAGCAAAATCCAAAGGTGAGTATTGAGGTTGTATAGCATTTCCATCTTGGTCAAAAAGTATTCTAGCATCATTGGCTTGTAAATAAGCTCTAGCTGAATTTACTTGAATGTTTTCTACCATTGGTCTAATAACACCATCTTTATAGTAAGATATTCTAACCCAATTTACATAATCTGAAGGTAATATAAATCTAAGTTCTTCTGAAACAGTAAGTTGTAAAACCTTTATTTCTTTAAATGCATCATAGTTCAATTCTTGAATAGCTCTCTTTGCATGAAAAAGTATCTTGTATCTTTCTTCATTATTTATCAAAGAATGATTACCTGAATACATTAATTGATAGTTTACAACTATATCTTGCAATGATACATATTGGTATGATCCCCAATTAGCATCTTCTGGAGCATTTCCCCCATTCTCGTAATATTGGTATTGACTAATGTATGACATAATTATTTTTCGCTATTAATTTCAGAAGCTTCTTTTGCTCCTGCGTATTGTACAACTGATGCTTCACGTATTGATACTCCTGCATACTGTAAAATTTTCATTGTTAAATCCGTAGCATCATCTGGAAACAATTCAAAGTCTTGATAATCAGGTTGTGATTGGTCAAAGACTGGTTCATTATCATTACCTAAATCCACATAAGTCCACTTAGGAACTTTAGGATAGCGTATATATTGACTCGTCACAACTGTTCCTAATGCAGGTGTTGGATATAATGTAGCAACATTTCCTTCGGTTGTGTAAGCAGGAAACATCAAAGATGGTGCAGTTAAAGGAGACATATTTAATAAAGTAATTTTACTTTGCTCCACCCTTTCAACTTCCTTGATGGTGCTTCCTTTGTATATTTGATAAGCTAATGGAAACGTATTTATAACATTAGGTTCAATAGTTAGTTGTATACTACTATCAACACTCGTTACAGTAACATAAGTAGGAACTGAAGCTATGACTACAAAAACAATATCTCCAACCTGAACACCTGATGATGTAAAGTTTGCATTTGAATCTATTATTTTATTTTGCCCACCAACATTTCCTGTTGTAGTTCCAGAAGCTACTAAAGTATTATTAATAATTATCTTGTTAATTAAGTAATAATCTGAACCTGTCGTAGCTAATGAAGGTAAATTATACTGTGTATAATTTGGTGCTATTGGTGTTAATGGCGTAGTTACAGAAAAGAAATCTATAACTTCTACATAACCTTTTTTTATATCAGCATATCCTGTTCCAGAAGTTCTTTGGTTTTCTTTATTAACCTGATAGTTATATGCATAAAAATAATCCTCAAATAAATCCATTTGAGCTTGTTGTGCATATAGATTAAAATCTTGTGGAGAGATGTAGCCGTAATTATTTTTGTTCAATACGGCTAAAACTGTATTTCTAATATCGTTTATCATCCTAACTATTATTTACACAAAGATAATCAAAAAAAAAAGAGGTCTTAAAAAAGACCCCCCTACTTAATAAATCACAAAAAAAATTATTATTAACTAATTACTCCATTAAGTTCTCTAATACTTTTAATGCCTCAATTCCATCGTCAGATTGGAAATATGATGACACTATATAAATTGGGTCTTCTCCAAAAGGTATTACACATAGTCGTGTTTTGTTAGTTTTGGTAGAAAACCACACTTCTTTATTTTTATTTCTATATTTAATAAGACCTTGTTCAAACAACTTATGTACAGTTGCTTGTAACTTTAATACAGGGTCGTTTATAACCGACATAAAATCTTCAGGTTCTCTCTTAGCATAAACCAAGATGTCTCTCTTCATTTCATCCGTACTAATTCTAGATGGGTCTTTTTGAAACAACACTCTTGTTAAAGTTTCTAATTGTGATATAGATAAAGAACGAGCTTCTATCATTGCGTCAAGCTCTATGTTAATGTTTTCTACAACTTGTTGAGCATCTTTTGCATTATCTAATTCTTTAAACTTAACACCATTGTGGGGGTGAACATCTAAGAATTTTTGTAAAACTTGATTATTTTTAGTAACTCTTAAAAATCCATCTTCAAAAATAACAGGCTCTATAATTGCATTATCATCTTGTTCATCTACAAATGGAGATGATTGATTTCTAGCATAACGTAATTCTCTGTTTATTCCTGTTTCAGGGTCAACCCAAAGTAATGGGAATCTTCTAGTGTGTCTAGTTGCAAGCATGAAAGATAAAGGTGCTGCATTTCTTGTTAATTTGTAGACTTTGTCTACTCTCTGTACTGTAGTTTTCATTTGATATAATTTAATTTAATTTATAAAAAAGGAGTCTCTTTAAAGAGACCCCCTTTCACTTGTTGGTATTCTTAATCTTGGAAGATGAAGAAGTTATTTGCACCTAAAGTACAAACTGCTCTTTCACTCAAGAAGTTTACTTCCATCGCATCTAAGTCAGATGTTCTTGCACCACCAGCAGAACCAGTAATCCAAGTTTTGTAACGTCTGTCTTCAGTTTCAGAAGCTCTGTATCGAACATGTAAGAATGGTCTCTTAGCGTTCTTTCCAAGAATTTGATCATAAACAGTTGTAGAACCTGCAGGCACTAACAATCCATTGATGCTTCCTGTACCATCAACTCCACCACGCATTGTTGGGTCGTTTAAGTATTTCCAGTCAGACTTGTAAAAGTCATAACCTCTACGGAATCCTGTAAATCCTAAGTTAAGTGCCATCTCCTCATCATTGTCAAAAAGACCATAAGAAGTTCCACCTGCTCCATAAGAGTTTTGAGCTGCTAACATATCATCGATGTCAAATCCAAAGTCTCTGTTCAAGAAAATTACATTCTCTTCAATAGAACCTTGCTTATCTAAACGTGAAATGATTGCATCAAAATCTGCTAAAGCATTAGGATTTCCACCTGCCCATACATTTCCTCTTTGTTGCACTACATAGAATACACCTTCAGAACCTTTGTTTCCAACTTGGTCAGAAGTAACTTGTGTAGCAACACCAGAACCTGCTTCAGCAGGAACTGCTTCAATCATTGCAGTTTCTAAATAGTCATCATAACGTAAACGAGTTTCGTGTTCAGACTTTAAGTACCATAAGTAACCTGAAGCTCCGTTTTCAGTAGTAACCTCAATCCATCCGATTTGAGCCATATCAGAACCTGATACTGCATACTTATCTTTGATGATAATTGGAGAGTTTTCGAAAATGAAATCGTCAGATTCTAATGAACCTTGCATTCCGTTTGTTCCTTTCTTAAATTCAGAACCATAGATGAAAACACTTGCATCAGCATTTCCTAATCCTGAACCACCTGTATAACCACCTGCATCGTAGAATGCAACAGTGAATTGGTTGTTTGCAAGGTCAACTGCTATAACAATAGCTTTGAACTCACCTGATCCATCATTGTTTACAACAACAACTGTTTGACCAACTCTAATTGCAATTTGAACTGTTGCACCAGAACCTGGTTGTACAGTTGAACCTGCAGGGTTAAGAACGTCATTTACTTGGAAAACTGCTTCTCCACCTGCTACTACTGCTGCAGTACCACAATCAACGTACTTGGTGTGTAATCTTCCTTGCTCTGCCCATTTAATAAGGTCTGAGTTAGAAGGCATTTCTGCTCCTACCATTCTAATGAATGAGGAGATTGTTCTGTTACCATATCTTTCGAATTCTTTTTCGTAAGTATCTGGTAAATACTGATTCAAAAAGTTGAAGTCAGTAATATAATTTGACGCTAAAGGTGTTTGATGCGAACTTGGTTGCAAATCAAAACCTGGCGTAGCTTGGACTGATCCTGCCATAATTTTTATTTTTTTAAATTAATTATTTTCTTTTTATACTCTTAATTTTAAGTCCTCTACCACTATCTGTGCTTAAAGACTTAAATTGTGTTCCTCCCTTGCTTGTCACTTCAGGTGTTCTGCGTTCTGACATATTTATATTTTTTGTCTTACGCATTACGTCTTCTGTGGCATTAGCTTTACCTTGTTCGTAAAAAAACTTAGCAAACTTTTCAGGATTCTGTGCAATTGCTACACTCCTATGAAAACCTTTAGAATCTTTTAAAAGACCACTATCATCTAAATACTTGGTTGCCCAACCACCTGGATTTAATGCATTTTTTTTTAAATCTTCTAAACTACCTGGAGAAAATGTTATTGTTTCTTCACCTATATTAAACTCAAAACCTTTGAATTCAGGTGTAAATACTTCTAACGTCTTTGAGTCGTAAAACTCTTTCTTTCTAGTAGTCTCTTCTTCATGAGACTTCGCATCTGCAATGTATTGCTTATAGCCTTCCATTTCTTCATCAGAGACATTTGAAGTCTGCATTCCCCTTGACTCAAGTGGTTGCTTATACTTCTCTTGCATTTCTTTAAAGTAATCTTTTGCCTTAGCAATAGCTTTTTTCTTCTTTAACTTAATTTTCTTTATGTCACCCTCATCATCTAAGTCTTCATCAAAAGAATAGTCATCCATTAAGGTTTCTATATCCTCTTCATCAAGACCATCTTCCGTAACACGTAAATAATCTCTAAGTAAAGAATCAGGATTGGTATCATCAAAATCTTTTTGTAATTCTACATAGTCTTTGATTCCTCTCCCTGTATCTTTTTTATATTTAAAGTAAGCAGCGACATCTTCAGGTAATTCTTCCTGAGTTTCTCTCTCACTCATTAATTCATCAAATGAATTAATTTCTTTATTATATCTTTTACCAATATATGAAAGAACGTCTTTCTCGTTTAATTCAGCAGGTTCTTCAGCTTTTGGCTCTTCAGCTTTAGGTTGGTCTTCTTGAAGACCTTCTTCATGCTTGTCTAAAAGCTCTTGTTCTACCTGTTGTGTAGATTTTTCTTCCCCTACTGTTACTTCTTTTACTTTGAATTCCATATGATTAAATTTAATTATTACAAATATAAGAAAAAAATAATACCGATTTTAGACATTATCTAGGATTGAATTCAGCCAAGTCAAATCCATCTAGACTATCCTCATTTGATTCAAAATTTACTGGTGGTAAATTATTTTTTCTTTGTTGTATTAGTTTTGATTGTTCAGTATTAGCTTGACTAATTCTATTAGCTTTTGCTCCTTCTCTTTGTACCTCTCTTTGAGCTAATGATTGTTCCGATATATTTCTTAGTTGTATATTATAATTAAACTCTTCTTGCATTAATTTACTTTTAAGCATAGCCTCATTATTTTGCTTTTCAATCTCAAAAGCTATCTCAGCTTGTTTTAATTGCATCTTACCTTGCATCTCAGCTTGTTGCTTTTGCATTTCCATTTGAGACTTTATTTCTTGAGACTTTAAAGCTTGTTGAGCCTGCATAGCTTGAGCTTGCATAACTTGTTGTTGTTGCTGCTCTTGTAATGCTTTACGTTTTACTTTAAGTAATTGATTAGCAAGTTTGATATTTTTTATTTCTCGAATATCAATAGCATCTTCTAAATTAATGTCACCCTTAGATAAAGCCATTTGTATGTTAGCTTCTAATTGAGCTCTTTGTTCTTCATCTGGAGCTACTTCAATAAAAATACCAAAGTCATAAATATACAAGTCTTTAATATCATTAAGTATACTTACGTTGTATTTACCTATAGCATTAGCAAAATCATCTTTAAAATCTGCATATTGTAATATATCTGCCACCCTATAAGTTATAGCTTCTGCTAAAGTTCTATATATATATAACGAACCTTCAAGTATATGTCTAGTTGCAACATTAGAATTTAAAGCTGCAAGTTTTTGTAAACCAACTAAAGAATTAGGATCAGGTGAAGAAGCATCTCTAGCTTCATTTAATCCTGTGACTTGTCTAATCATTCCTAAATAATGATTATAATTAGCAATAAGCATTTGTGTTTTACTAGAACCTGAACTAGATTGTAATTCTTTTATTGGTACTTTACCTTGGTTGTAATCTCCATCTTGTGTATAGCTTCTACCAATAACAGAACCTGTTTGAAAATATAATCTCAAAGCATCTTCTGGATTATAAGCATTTCCTGTACCTAGGTCTACTTCATTCAATCCATCAGCATCAATATAAACCCCATCAGGAACAACTCTTGAAATTACTTGTTGTAGTTTTAAATGTGTTATTTGTATTAAATCTGCAAAAGGAATCATACGTCTAGTTAAAGACTCAATAACACCTTTGTACATTCTTGGTGCAACTGCTACATAGTTTGGTAATGCATGTTGTTGAGCTGATTTAGGTCTTACCATATTTTCTGCAAGTTCCCACTTTAAAAGAATATTTGTACCCATAACCATTACTCCTTCATACCACACATCAATGGTTTTTTCCATCTTTTCAAATCTTCCTTCTTCCATCATTTCTACAGGTGGATTAAATTGG